AGTTCGTGAGTGGATGGACGAAGGATATAAAACAATTCGTAAATATGATCACTCATATTCTGAGTGGTTATGTGTTCGTGAATCAATTCGTGTTACAACTGTAAAGCCATCAGGCTCAGTATCACTTCTTTCTGGCGCAACTCCAGGTGTTCACTGGGGTCCAGGAGGAAACTTCTTCCTTCGTGCAATTCGCTTTGGAAATCAAGATCCAATGATTAGTTTATTCAAAGCAGCAGGATACAAGATGGAGCCAGATCTAGTATCTGCCAATACAACTGTAGTATATTTTCCAGTTCATTCTGGACATGCAAGATCTGAAAAAGATGTAACGCTATTTGAGAAAATTGGCCTTGCTGCTACTACTCAAAAATATTGGTCAGATAATGGAGTTTCTGTTACCCTTTCATTTGATAAAGAAAAAGAAACAGCACATGTTGCTCCAGCACTTCATATGTATGAAGGCCAATTAAAGGCGGTATCATTCCTGCCTATGGGTAATATGACATATCCACAACAGCCATATACTCAAATAACAAAAGACGAATATAACTCTTATATCGGACAGATTAAAAAGATCAACTGGTCTGCCATTTATGATGGGGTAGACAATTTAGAGGCTGAAGGTGAAGCATATTGCACTACAGACTCTTGTATGATAAAAATATCCTAAATGCTATAATTGGGGTAGGAGAAATTAATGACTACCCCATCTAATCTATATGCAGAAAAGATATTTTCTGAACACCCAACAATTCTATGGGCATTAGATGATGATGCAGATTATCTTAGTTTAATAACAGAGTCAGAAAGAGCCATGGATACATGGACAATAGAAGACGGTACAGCAACAACATCAATTACAGATATAAATCAACCATTTGAAGATAGCTATTTAAACTTAGTAGAGGGAAATGTTCCTGCAGGAACCTCTGGAAGCGTAATTTGCGTTAGTCCTAATCTTATTAACTTTACAGATTTAGATCCAGAAAGAAAGACATTTGCTGTTGGTGGATATTTTTATTCTACCAGCGCCTATCTTGATTCAGTTCAAATAGGTTATGAATATACTGATACAACAACTTCTCAAATAATTCAACATTTCAATACATTTGATACATCAGTTTTTCAGACATGGAGTTTTGTATCTGGAACATTTGAAATACCAAATGAAAATACAGACTTACGGGCAGTAATTAAATTTAATTATTTTGATGGTGGAGATGGACCAGAAGATTATCAATTTTATGTAAATGGAATTACAGTAGGTCAATGGGCAGAAGATTTTAATACTGTATCTTTAGGACAGGAAGCATCTGCACTTCCATCTACAATAGCTCTGTCTGGTCTTGATGCTTTAACTGCAGATGCATATGGACTTGGTGTTGAAAACGGATATTATATAGTTAAAGACAATGCCTTACTTGCAAGAAATTCTGGGGTACCAATGGTTTATGGTGCCGCTAGTGTTACAAGACTTAGACCAAATAGTGGTAGTCCATCACTAATTGTTCCAGGAAAAGGATTTCTTAATAAAATTGGACAGTTTAAAGAATATACTGTAGAGTTTTGGGCAAGAATTAATTCAAATACATATGAACCCAAAAGAATATTTGGTCCAATTGCATCTACAGATGGTTTATATGTAGAGTCTGGATTTTTAACATTAGTAATTGGAAAAAAGTTTGCATCTCATTTTGTTGGTGAATGGTTTAGGCCAATACTTATTGATATTCGTATTATTAGAAATATTGCTTCAGTTTTAATTAATGGTGCAGAGGTCATAAGTTTAAATATAGATACAGATAACTTAGATCTTCCAAATGCCTTTAATGAATCTGGAGATAGCCAAGATTGGCTTGGATTTTATTGTTATGATGATGTATCTCCAATTGAAATAGACTGTGTTGCTATTTATCCTTATTCGGTTGCCGTTAATGTTGCAAAACGTAGGTGGGTATATGGACAAGGTGTATTATCTCCAGAAGCAATTAATTCAGCATACGGTGGTACACAAGCTTTTATAGATTATCCATTTTCAGAATATACTGCAAACTATAACTATCCAGATTTTGCACAATGGCAACAAGGTAGTTTTGATAACTTAGTTGCAGCAAATTCAACACTATCCACACCATCATATTCTTTACCTAATATATTTTTAGGTATAAAAACTCTTCAAGAACTATATGATGATAACCAAGTTATCCAATCATCTGGAGATAAGTTTATAACATTTAGGCCAAACTCTTCTTGGGATTCTGAAGAATGTTATTTTAACTTTACAAAATTTAGTTTATTATCAGATCAAACAGCAGCTTTTTATGGGGTATTCAAAACAGATGACCTACTGTCTGAAGAAATTTTATTTAAAATTTATAACCAAATAACTGGCAATTATTTTACAATTATTAAAGATGCTGATGTAATTAAATATTCACTTTACTACAATGGAGAAGTAGATGAAATATTTGTAACTAGTGAAATTATTGCAGATGATTTCTTTGCTGCTGGATTACAGGTAAATCAAATAGCTGATTATTTTGGAGGAAACTTAAACTCTTTCTTTAAAAATCAAAATGGTCTTCAAATGTATGTTGGAGGAGATGAAACTGGATCATATCAGTTTGCTGGAAAAATATATTCAGTTGGAATATCTACCCCACTAAATGCTTCAGAAATATCTGCTAATTTTGAAATAAACGGTATAGCAATAGTGGATGATTATTTTGTTAGCGGGTACATAGAAGCAACAAATGCTATTGAACTATTAAACCATACAGCAAGTTATACATTGTTACCAATAGAGGCATACAGTTCATATTTTCTAGATATAGGTGTATCTGGATCATGGGAAGACTATTTACCACTAACTTATTTTGGTAAATATGTAAAAAATGATGCTGGAGACTCTTATTATGATTTAGATTTCTTGCAATTTAATATAGGATATCCAGCTCCTACAAAATTATCAGAATCAGAAGAAATCGGATCTTGGACATACTATGAATTACAACAAGCATACCAACACCCTCTTCAAAGAACATATATAGATCTAGATAATATTCTATTTACTGGATGGAATAATTATCAAGATATGCAAGAACGATCTGTGAAATATTATGAATATGATACAAAAGATGCATCTATCAGAAGTTATATTACATTCCAGTATATAGAAGATGGAGCAAATGAACCATTTGATCAGTTTGAAAATACCGTACCGCCAAAAGAAGGATCAATTATTGACATTGATAATTATCCAGATTGGCTTACTACAAAATTTGAAGTTATTGACAATACATTAGTATATCCTACTAAGTCTGTAGATTTTAATCAACTTGCTATTGTTTATCACCTTGATTATAATATTCGTGGTATTTTGTCTAAGCCAATTGCATTAAGACGACTTGAATTAGCTTCACAGGCATTAAGTGATAATTCATTTAATCCAGTAGGAACAAGATTCGGTGTTGAGTTATTTCCATATACTCGTTCTGGATTATATTATGACTATAAAGCAAAAAATCCATTTAGTATTTATAAGGCTAGTACACCATACTTATATCTAAACAGAACTTCTGGAATTGAAATTAGAGGTGAATTTGATCCACTAGTTAGTCGTGGTATTGCATTGCCAATAAACACATCTGTAGCATCTGATTATAAAGTAAGCGCTGTACAACTTTGGATGAGACCAGACTTTGATTTATTTTCTTTTGCTCCAGTAGAGTTATTTGAAATTAATTATAAAGCGGATACGATTAAATTTTATATGCAAGATATTGGCGATATTGGTAAAAGAGCAAGAATTTATGCTAAGAGTCTTTCAACTGGAAAAGAAATTAGTGGTATAACATATTATTGGAATGGTGTAATTGTTAGAGAGCCAGTTATGACTATTAAAGAGTGGGGCGTACTTGGAATTAGGTTTTCCCAATCCTTATCTTTTGATTCGTATCTTGGCGGTATTAATTTAAATGGCCCAGTATTATTTAATAATATTTCTTACTATCAAGCAAATAATCTACAGCAGGTTCAAACAAATACTACAAGACCTTGGCTAAAGGTAAAAACTGATGGAGTTCTCAACTTTGACTGGGCCTACTGGAATAATAATTTTATTTGGGATGGTGTTCTTGTTATTTCTGCTTCAGATTTATACGGTGTTGACCCATCAGTTGTCTATGAAACCTATATTGGTACTAATAAGATAATTATTGATGATCAGGAAGGTTTGACGGTAGACGCAGATAATCTAAAGGTATATTCTGACACAACTTGGACTGTAAGAGTGGGTACACCAGTATAATCTGGTATACTTTAGTACATGAATCCGCTAATTAGTCAAAAAACTGGTAAACCTCTTATAAGCAATGTAAGAAAAAAGGTCATTGATAAAAACTATGACTGGGGCCTATATGTTTATAAAAAATCTAATGGAAAATGGTTTACAGACGGAGAGGGGAATGTTTTAAATATTCCTTCAATGAGAGGCGATATTTCACAAATTTCTAAATTAAAACAGGCTGCTATTCACTATGGAGATCCAGGAGATGGCGAAGCAGTATTCGTTCCTGGCCTTACAAGAATTTCAGATGAGGAATATAGTGAGCAAATTGATCGTATGAAGAATGGACTTATTCCATCAATGAACGATCTGGGGGCATGGAAAGCAGCACAGGATACTTTAAATACACATGGAAGAGCGGCATACGAAAATGAGTAATGATTACGATTATATTCAAGCAAGTTTACATACACAACAAGAGGAAGAAAGTCCTTACAAAAATAGTGATCCATTTTTAAAATCTTGGGATGAATTAAAAGATTTATCTGGCATTGATCAAAACTTTCGTCGTAGAACAACTAGGAATGTTTCAAAATATATAACTCCTAGTCCAAGTTCTAATACTAATGGATACGATCCAAAGTATCCTGCTGTAAATCCAACTCCGCAATATTTGGCAGCAGCAGGCGCTGTTCAAGGTGGAAAAGACGGCGCATACTCAAAGCAGATTAATCCTGGTACGGTATATAGAAATGGCTATGGATTATTTGATGTAATTACACCACCATATAATCTTTATGAATTAGCAAGTTATTATGATAACTCATTTGCAAATCATGCTGCTATTGATGCTAAGGTAGAAAATGTTGTTGGTCTTGGATAT